TGGTGTATTACGTAGCTATTGGACTGAAGAGTACATTCGAATTCTAATAAAGGGCCTTCGGGCCCTTATAGGGTATATTATGATTATATATAGTGGCGAATATAGTGGTGAATCTATTGTTGACATTGAAGAAGTAATATATGATGTTATAAATGAAGCCGATCTACCTATAGATGAATATGGCTTTACTAAAGGAACATTTACTGTAACTATATCATGGAGTGAAGATGAGTAATCATTATCTTTGGGTTGAAAAGTTTCGCCCACATACAATTGACGAATGTATTCTGCCAGATGACCTCAAGAATACGTTTAAACAGTATATTGAAACAGGCCAGCTACCACATTTTCTTCTATCCGGATCTCCTGGATGTGGAAAAACAACTGTAGCTCGAGCTCTTTGTGATGAAATTGGTGCTGAATATATCTTTATTAATGGATCCGATGAGTCTGGTATTGATGTATTACGCACTAAAATTCGTACATTCGCATCTACTGTGAGTCTAACAGATGCAAAGAAAGTTGTTATTATCGATGAAGCAGATTACCTAAATCCTAACAGTACACAGCCAGCTTTACGTTCTTTTATGGAAGAGTTTGCTGATAATTGTCGATTCATCTTTACTTGTAACTTTAAGAATCGTATTATTGAGCCTCTACACTCTAGATGTTCTGTAATTGACTTTAAAATTACAGCAGCAGATAAGAAAGAAGTAGCTACAGCTTTCTTTAAACGCATTATCAACATCCTAAATAATGAACAGATTGAGTTTGATAAGAAGGTTGTTGCTGAGTTGGTACATAAGCATTTTCCAGATTATCGTCGTATTCTTAATGAACTACAGCGATACTCAGTATCTGGTAAGATCGATTCTGGCATTTTTGTTAATATTGGGGCTGAATCATACAAAGCATTATTTAAAAATCTAAAGGAAAAGAACTTTAGTGAGGTTCGTAAGTGGGTTGCTATTAATAGTGATGGTGATTCTGTAAAGATCTTTAGAGAAATTTATGATAATGCTGCCAATATAGTAGACGCTCAAAGCATTCCTCAGCTCGTACTATTACTAGCTGATTATCAATATAAGGATTCATTTGTGGCTGATAAAGAGATTAATATTATGGCATGTTTAACTGAAATTATGGCATCGGTGAAATTTGTATGACAAATCTATTCTGGATTATCGCATGGTTTTTGGGTATGTATGCTGGTTGGTATCTTCGTCAATCACAACTTGAAAATTCAATTAAAAAGATGCAACAGGAAGAAGAGGCTGAACGAGCATCTAAACGCTTTAGACCTTCCATTAAAGATGATGTAATTAATGCGATTATTGAAAGAGATAAAGATATATTCTACGTTTATGCGAAAGAAGATGGTATATTTTTAGCTCAAGGTAAGTCTGCTAGTGAAATAACAGAACGACTTACTGAACGATTTCCAGATAAAAAATTCTATGTTACAGAGTCTAATGTCAGTGAGGTAGATTATAAATGAATATATGGGACTTTGTTAATTCAATCAATCAGAATAAAAAGGATCTTTTCGAGGATCCTCTAGCTGAAAAAGATTATGTACCATTTTTGGTTAATAAAGCCCTATCTTATTATGTTGATACTATTTTCTTTGCAAATGAAATGAATAGTAGAACTCATCTGTCTAAACGTCAGCAGTTCGACTTTCTAAGGTTTTCTGTAACAAAGAAAAAGAGATATAGTAAGTGGCATAAAAAACAAATTGCGTCTGAAGATATATCCGCCGTTTGTGAGTATTATAAATACTCACAGGCAAAGGCATACGAAGTTATGTCAATTTTGACAGAACAACAAATTAAGGATATTAAACAATCAGTATTTAAGGGTGGTAAATCATGACACTAGATGCAATTTATTATGACTGGAATCCAAATTCCATGCTTGAGATTGAATTGAACTCTCCAGACGACTTTCTAAAGGTAAAGGAAACTCTAACTCGTATTGGAGTTGCTTCTAAAAAAGAGAAGAAACTTTACCAATCATGCCATATTCTACATAAAAGAGGGCATTTCTATATCGTACATTTCAAGGAATTGTTCTGTCTTGATGGCAAATACAGTTCAATTACACTTGATGATATAAATAGACGCAACGCAATTGCTATGCTACTAAATGAGTGGGGACTTGTTAAGATTGTATCTAAACATTCCTCAGTAGATGTTTCAGAGGTATTGTCACGTATTAAGATTATCCCTTATAAAGAAAAGGATAATTGGATTCTAGAACCTAAATACAATATTGGAAAAAAGAGGAGCTAAATTATGAATGGTACAGATATGAATGTAAATGATGTAATGTTGAATCTCGAACTGAATGTTGGTGAAGTGAATATGATTCTAGCATCACTAGGCAAGCACCCATTTGATGAAGTGGTTGCACTTGTATCCAAAATTAAACAGCAGGGAGAAGCGCAGATTCAGGAGCTTCAGGCAAAACAGCCACCTGTAGAATAAATATTTGTCCGGACATTGGCAGAGGCCCTAGTTCAAATTAACCAGATACGCCGTAAGGGTATCATAAAATATTCTTGCTTAATAAGGAGAATAGTATGACAAAAGCATTTAGTAATCACAGACCTGCAGGATTTGATCAGTTCTTTGTTGGATTTGATCAGCTATTTGATCGGATTGTGTCCGATCATGAGAAACTACAAAAGTATTCCGGAAAGTATCCACCACATAACATTCGAAAAATAGATGAGGTTAATTATACAGTTGAGTTGGCTGTAGCTGGTTTTGATCGAGATGAATTAGATATTACGTTTGAAAACAGTCTATTAACTGTTAAGGGGACGCCCAAACAACGTGAATCTGATTATCTTTATCAAGGAATTGGCCACAGAGAGTTCGAAAAACAGTTTGCACTAAACGAAGAGGTCATTGTTAAAAGTGCAGATTTGGTTAATGGCTTGTTGGTTATTAATTTAGAACGCATTATTCCTGAACATAAGAAACCGAAAAAAATAACTATTGGTGATTCGTCAAATCGTCAACTTCTAACTGAATAATCAAAAGCCCCGAAAGGGGCTTTAAAATTTCCTGTTGCCTTTTTCAAATTATTCCTCTATATTG